CAAATTGGACAGGGTACTCCCTAGCAATTTCACGCATATTTGCACCATCCGTTATCGCCTCAGCACAAATAGCGATATCAGTCCGTTTTCCTTGCATTGAGATAGCACCTTCCTCAAATATTTCGGAAGCTTCTTTCTTACAGTAGTCAGCAGCCTGCTTTGCAGTTCCTTTCCTCACTTCCAAGTGGATTCGCGGAAACTTCTTCTTTATCGACTCAAATGTCGCCGCGTTTTTGAATTCAATGTAACCTTGCACGTGCATGGTACCTTCCTTTCCGATCTCCAGACCAAACACATGATACTCGTTTTTCCATTTTTTCAGATTTTCAATTTCATCATCAGTATAGTTATTCAGCGTATAGCAATAATTTCGGGCTCTCATTATTAAATACTATACATTTCATTTCCTTAAATGCTTTAATTTTACACATTTTAATAAAACTACTTAAAGATAAGATTTCTTATCTCATTATCATGGCCTATGGACGAACAACCAATAAAAAACGAGGAACCAGTTTCAGACGACGTGGCAGTTCTACTCGCCGAAAATCAATGTATAAACGTCGTCCAATCCCTAGCAGACTGGCTAGCAGTCGTAAGGGATATACTAAGAGCCGTGCTCTTTCATCTTACATCAGTAATGTCGCTGAGAGCAAGCTACTAGCGTGCGTTCAACAAGACGAACGACAACCGTTTCCCATCCAGACCGGTGCACAGGCCACCGCTTTGTCATTCAATACCGGTATTAATCCGGTTTTCACCAGTTCCGTCCCGATAGACGGTATCACCGTCGGTCCCGGTACCGCTTTCAACCAACGGACCGGTAATTATGTCTATTTTAAGAAAACACACGGGGTCATCCGTACCGAGATGAACGCCGAGGCCAACCTACCCCCCACTCAATTTCGCATGATCATTTGCAAATTAAGGCGTCAAAACAGTCCTGAGGGGGTCACTTCCAACTGGTCTACCAGTGGATTTCTAAACAGTGCCGGCCTACCATTTGGTCACGAAACAGGGGGTACAAATGGTCTCGATTTAATGTCCCAACCCCTTAACAAGCGTCAGTGGGTGATTTACAAGGACACCAAATTCATTTTACAGGCATACAACGATTTCCCGTCCACCCCTGGTGTGACGAATATAATTTACTTACATTACCCCAGTTGCAAGGAAGTTTCCTTCAACCTTCCATATTACAAGAAGACATATGTCAACGCAGGCACGAACCTGCCAGAAGACCTCGCGTATCGATACATCATCGTGACATATGCACACACATTGGGTCGTTCAGGCATTCTAGCTGACGCCCATGAACAGTCCTTTAGGGGGACCACTAGCTATAGTGATATTTAAATGATAGATAGCATAGGGGGTGGGGACACCCCCGGGGAGCGAAGCGACTCCCTGAGTTCCGGGGGGAACGAAGGGTTTGAGAGCAGGGTGGAACCTGCGACTAGGTGGTGCATGGACTTCTGTGTTGTCGGCCTAGTATTACCCGACAACTTCTGTGTTTGAGTCAACTTCTGTGTTTACCAGAAATCACCAGAAATCATCTTTCAATCGCCGGTTACGGCGGTCTATTTCCGCGGCCGTGTCCGGTTCGCCCAGTTTCTCGATAGATGTGATCCTTCTCATCAGTTGCTCAATGCGGTCATCGCCCATATTTTCATACCAATCGATCGGATGACTCGGGGACGTGACTATTATGTCGGTAGCACAAAATTCAATCGTACCCCCTTTATACTCAACAGGGCAGTCATATCGGTCCCACAACGATAGCACCATACCCATGGGTAACTGCCCCCTGAATTCCTCAAAAATCACTGATTTTTCACCCTGGTACCCGTCAAACCAGTGTTTACGCTGGGGGGTCCATACCCATTTCTCATCAAATTTAAGAGATTCGCGAGCAATCTTAGATTTACCAGTGCCAGTAGCACCCCAGAAGACCCTAACAGAGGGTACTTCATTTCGAGGTTCAATCAACTCAGCTTTTAGGGCCTTGAACCCCTTATGGAATTTAACAAATTGGACAGGGTACTCCCTAGCAATTTCACGCATATTTGCACCATCCGTTATCGCCTCAGCACAAATAGCGATATCAGTCCGTTTTCCTTGCATTG